CCGCGCCCAATGTTTCATTGGCGACCGTCTGCAGCATCGGAAGCACAGCGGATGCCATGGCATTGAAAAACCCATCCTGCTGCAGCTTGAGCTTGCCCATGGTGTCGTTGAAGTTGTCAGCGGCTGCCGCCAGCTCATCGGTCACGCCGGCGTACTGCTGGGCGTAGGCGATGTTTTGACGCATCGCATCGCCGCCGTCGTTGAGCAACGGGATCATGTCAGCACCCGCCTTGCCTAATGTGCGCAGGGCTAAGGCGACTTTTTCCGGGCCATCTTTGTATCCGGCGAACTTGTCCGCGATTTCGGCCATCACGACGTCAGCGGTTTTCAGGTTCCCGGCGGCGTCAAGCACATTGATGCCCATCGCCTTGAAGGCCTCAGCTGGCTCTTTTGACCCCCCCGCTGCTTCAGCAATCGCCTTGTTGAGCTTTCCAGCGGCTGCGCCCATTGATTCCAGGTTACCGCCTGCCTGACCGGCGGCGAAGCCAAGGCCGTTCAGTTGATCAATGGCGATCCCGGTTTTTTGCGACATATCCCGGAGGTTATCGGCGGCATCAATCGCACCTTTGACCAGCAGCGCGAAGCCTCCAACCGACGCACCAATCCCCAATGCACCCAGCGCATTCTTTACCGCCGTGGTCGCGCTCTGGATGCGCTGCATCGCCTGTTCGGTCTGATGCGAGGCACGCCCCATATCGCTGACAAAACTGGCGATGTTGGCTTCCAGTGAAACAACAAGAGAACCGAGTCCGGACATGGCTTACCCATAAAAAAAACGCCCCGGAGGGCGCTTGGTGGCTATCGTTCGACGACTATGCTTTGTCTGGAAACAACCATGCGGCCATTCGACAACCGCCGTACAAAATCACACCGACCAGCATCAACATCGGTGTTTTTTCAATCGATCCCATCTGGCATGACGCGACGCCAGCGATCATGAACATCGCACCCGCTATCTGCCCAAGCTTGAATACCAGTGATTTTTTCATTTAGCCCCCGTAATGTTTGCGGAATAAATGATAACCCACTATTGAGGCAGCTTCCCGAACATCGCCGCACGCATCAGATTCGACTGTGCGACCGGGTCATCGAGCAGCACCGGCTCATCGTCGGCATCCGGCCGGCCCATATCGCGCCAGTGGATGAAGTCCTGTATCTGGAAGGGTTCGGGATGTACGTCGCGATTGCGGTTGATATTGGCCAGCACTGAGGTGGCGACGCCGTGACGCAGGTCGGCGACGTGATCACCAAAGGGTTCAAGTTCGTAGTACGCCATCCACTCAGTGAACTCAGGTGAGCTGATTTCAAGTTGCGCCTGGCGTACGGATTTGCCTAGCTCTTTGGCGAGCCTGAACCAGAATCGACGCTCTGGCCGCTCTCGGAGTTTTTTACCGCATCTCCGACGGCGCTACCCCCCAGACCATTGAGCCGCATGGCGACGGCGGCGGGCACATCGAGCGAGGCGCCGGCCTTGGCCTGCAGGGCGTTGAGGTCATCGAGCGTGAATAGGCGGTTGCCTTCCTCATCGATCAAGGTAACAGCGAGAAGGGCGGCCGAGAACTTGCCGACGGGGAGATCACCCCCACCTGCGATGGCGGCGCGGAATTCGTCGCGCTCGGCACCGGTCATGGTACGCACGCGGACGGTACCGCCCCAGGCGGGGACGGTAACATCTTCGTGCTTGAGGTCAGCGGCCCCAAGAATCGAGGTTTTGTTGAGCAGGGTCATGATCAGCTCCAGACGACCGGGCCGGTGATGCGGCAATCCACCGTGCCCTTGAGCACGGCATTGACGCCACCGGCGGCCGGCAGGGACTTGACCAGGGCGCTGAAGGTGGCGACCACGGCATCCGGGAAGACGAGCTTAAAGCTCTTGACGGCACCCGAAGCGCGGGCCGCGCGCAGGGCGAGCTGGCCGGGGTCGGTGTTGATGGTCTTTTTCTCAAAGGAGAACTTGCCTTCGTCCATCAGGCCGCTGACGAATTCCATGGCGGTGCTGTCCAGATCGGTAGTGTCGAGTTCGCTGGCTGATCCGTCGAAGCCGGAGTACGAGACGACGCCGTTGATCTTGGTGTAGGTGTTCGGCGTGGCGGTACCGCCCGATGTGTAGGTAAGCCCGGTCGAATCGAAGTTGAGCAGGGCGAAGGTGTTGGCGGTGACGTTTGAGACAACACGCGTGGTGCCATTGAGCGGCGTGCTCATGGTGCCGACAACGGCAGCGATGGTGACGACATCGCCGTTGGCCAGGCCGTGCGCGGCACTGGTGACGATGGCTGGATTGCCGACACTGATGCCGGTGATGGTCTTGGCGCCACCACTGCCGGTTGAAATGGAGAGCGTGCTGCCCTGTGCGGAGATACCTGACATGGTGGTTCCTTTACACGAAAAAAAACCCGCATCAGCGGGCGGTTTGAAAGAGTCTGGCGGCTACAGGTGCCAGAGTGATACGTCAAGCATGACGCGGTGCAGCTTGGTGTCGGCTTCGTAGCCGTCCTGTTCGGAGAGGATAACGTTTTCTACAGTCCAGCCCTTGAGCGCGGCCTTGAGCGCGTTGGACTTGGCCTGTACATCGAGATAACTCGGTGACCAGAGGTCGATCTGCAGGCGCGTGTTGGTGCTGTTGCCGGTGCCGCCATTGGTATCAAGCGTGGCTTGCTCAATCGCGACGACGCGGCTGTAGGTGGCGTACGGAGCAGCCACGTCGGCCGGCGCGACGCCTGGATAGAGGCGACCGGAGAAGATCGACCCGGCCAGGGTAACGAAGTCGGTTTGGATGCTCATTTCTTGGCCAACTCCCGGGCGGCTTTCTGGATACCTTCGTCCAGGGATTCGCCAATGCGTTTGACGGCGTTTTCCTTTTGCGCTTCGAACGCGGGACGCAGGAAGGGTTTTGCGGCCATCTTGGAGGTGCCGAATTCGACAAAGCGCCAGTAAAACGAATCTCGGTTCACGTCGCGCTTTTTACCGGCGAGGCGCGATTTCTTGCCGCTGCGCACAAAGACCGAGTAGCGGGCCGACATCTGGTCCTTCGAATCACGCTCGCGCTTGATCATGATGTCTTTTTTCATCTCGCCAGTATCGACCGGGGCTTTTGCCCGGGCCTCGTTGCGGATGACGACGGCAGCGGACGACACCGAGCGGCGCAGGGTGTTGCGGGCAATGCGCGGGCCGAGTTCGCGCAGGGCCGCGGCGAGTTCCTTGAAGCCCGTCAGCTTCATGGCGTCAGCCATTGCTCACTCCGCGCGTGCACATCAGCATCAACGAGAGATGATCCTGACCGAGAACGGCTTCGATGTTGTAGACGTCGGAACCGTGCACCACGCGCATGGACGGGACAATTCCGTCCTGGTAGCGGATGAGGATCTTGGTCTGGGCGGAATTCTGCAGGCCGCCAGCGGCGATGTATTCCTTGCCGGATACATCGGTGATCGAGGCCCATACGGTGGCGAAGTCGGCCCAGTTGATGAGCGGCTGGCCGGCGGCGTCTTGTCCGCTTGCGGATGTCTGCAGGGTGATGCGCTGGTTTAGCCAGCCGGGGTGAATGCGCATGATCAGAAGGACCGGTAAACGATGTAAGGATCAAGCAGGCGATCGATAAACGGCAGCGGACGGAAGGCCTGGTCGATGTGGCCGTCCGGGTTGTTCAGGATCTGCGTGGCGTGGGCGATGATCCACAGGCGAATATCTTCCGGCACATTGCTTCCGGCGTCGCCATAGCCAACGTTGAAGCGGATGCGCAAGGCGTTGGCGGAGGCTTGAGTCTCTGGCCAGGTGGTGCCGTAGGCGGGAATCAACCAACTGGGCGTGCTGTCCTTGTCGAGGCTGTAGGCCGTGTTGATCAGGGTTTGCTCGACGGCGCTGGTGTCGATGTATTTGACGCTGACGATGCTTTGCACATTAGGTAGCAACAGATCAACTTTTCCAGTAGGAAAACCGTCAAGCACCAACTCCATGGCCTGAGTGATCAAGGCGCGACCGATCCGCGCTTCGGCGTGCTTGCGCAGCGCCTTAATGGCAATCGCAGCCTGGGCATTGAAGACGGAATCATCGATGCGTGCCGAGTCGAGGACTTCAGCGACGGTGACCGGTTCGACGGCGGGTTCGGTGATTTGAATCAGTGACATTTCGTATGCACCCCTTTAGATAGCCAGCGTTTTCCACTGACCATGACTAAGCCCGCGGTCGTCGTTGTACATATCGGTCATTTCCTGATGTTTATGGCCAAGCAGTACCATGGTGTTGATTCCTTGCGCCCGGTAGAGCCGTTCGGACAGGCTGCGGCACTCGTGTAGCGACGGCGGGTTAGTGCTTTCGGCTATGACGTGTTCGCGGGCTGTTTCAAAACGCGCACTGAGCGACGCATCGCCCAGTTGTGCGCCGTTGTGTTTTCTCAGCAGAAAGTCCGGCGTCTTGGCGTAGCCCCGGCAATCTTCGATGACCTCAGCGAGCGTCAAACCAACATCGTTTAGCCGTAGTGTGATCGGCAAGGCCAGGCGGGCTCCGGTCTTTGCTTGTTCAATATGCAAATGGCCGTCCCACACATCACGAAAGCGCATTTTTACCAAGTCGCTGCGGCGCTGCCCGGTAACGAGCGCCAGGGCTAGCATTCGCGCCACCCAGGGTGGCATGTGTTCAATGGAGTAGCCGAGGATCAGCCACCACTGTTCAAGCGTCAGCCGTTTGCGCTGGACTTTGACCGGCTGGGCCTTGACCGAAATAGCCGGGTTGCGATCAATCCAGCCATAGTTCATTGCCTCGTTAAAGCAGTCTTTGGCCTCAATCAGTACCCGCTTTGCCGTTTGCGGACGACTGGAATGCAGCTTGACGATCATCCCCGCCACTTCATGCGGGCGGATGGCGCTGATGGTTCTGTCACCCAGGCCGTCAAGAAGGTGTGTCAGGCTGCTGTGGCGGTTGGCCTTGGTCTTGTAGCTGATGGGACGCGCGGCAATGATCTTGCGGTAGGTTTCGGCCCATTGACTGAGTGTCCTGTATTTTGGGGACACCCGGCCAAGGGTCGCGGCGAGAAAGCTAAACATCCATGCTACCGATCGGCCGGCCCCCGGCCCAGTCCTCAGCCAGCCAGTAGAGCACGACAGCAAGGATTATGGGAGCCATAATAAGCTTCAGGATGTGTGTCACGTGCAGAGGGGAGTGGAAAGTGAATCGAGGGGATTAAAAACCGGTATTTAGCGAGAGAACCCGATCCCACTCAACACCTGCCAAAACCATTAACTCGGGATTGCCGTGAACGTTGTCTGCTTGCAACCCGGCACCCGTTGCCGGATTAACCGGGAGAACCCCAAGCGCCGTGCGTAAATCGGCACCGGCTTTGACTAGGCTATTCCCGCTAAACTCAGATAGTGCATCAACCCTACCGGGCATCAACTCTGCCGAGTACCACGCATCACTACTCGTATTTGCAGCATTCGCGTCGGTTACGGTAGCCCCTGCGGAGTAGATGGTCATTCCAAAAAAGCAGTAGCTACCCCGGCTCGTAACGTAATCTGCAACAGCCTTCATTGCGGATTTATACTGCGACCGGGAAGCAGAAACTGCCCTATCTCCCTGACCGAGACTGACGAAAACCGCCTTTTTCTCATACCCGGTGTGCAGTACATGATCAGCCCACATCGCGGCGATTAGCCCATTTGGGTCGAACCGTGGAGACCCCTCTGAATACACCACGC